GAACAGACTATTGCTGAGCCGCTTGATCTGAATCGCTTCCCAGCCGTCGTCGGTGTAGAGCGCCCGAGGAATCTCAACACCCGAGGCCAGCACCTTCGCCGCAGTCTTCGTGCCAGTCGCCGGACTCACCGCCACGTCATCGAGGATAAAGGTCCACGTGCCTGACGTGGGCACCGATTCGACCGTCTGCACGCCGTTATAGCTGGTCTGCGTCGCCCCGTCGATGAAGACTTCATCCCCGACGCTGTAGCCGTGCGTGGTCTGCGTCACCGTCGCCACAAAGCCGCTGGAGGTAATCGAGGTCACGCTGACCGCCGAGCCGAGGCCCGCGAGAAGCAGCCCTGCCCCAGACAACCTGACAGGCCGCGGAATATCCAGATCCGCCCCCGGCCCGATGGTGTAGGTCTGTTTATTGGCAATCAGGGGAAACAGCACGCGCTGGATCGCCGTGACGGTCAGCGACTGGGTTTGCCAGGTGCTGACCATCCGATTCAGGATGCGAAGCGCAAATTGCACCTCAAACGGCGATGGCGTGTCACCTTGGCCAGCGATGCCCAGGTCCATGAACGCGTCGGTAATCAGCGCCAGCGCCGTGACGCTCATGGATTAGGCGCCGCCGTAAACCCAGGTAATCGTCACCGTGCCGCTCCAGATCGCCGTGGCGTCGGCATCAATGTCCGTGTTCGTGACCACGCCGCAATTCAGATAGACCGCCTGCGCCGTGGACGAGCCGTCATACCGAATCGCGGTCGTCGCCGTGATCTTGCCCGTCACCGCCGTGCCGTAGGTGCTGATCGTGGCGCTCGAGGTGCAGGCGAAGGCGTTGCAGATGTCCTGCTGCGTCGTTACCAGTGTGCCGCTGCCCTGCGTCGTCGTCTGGACCGAGCCAATGCCGACACTCAGGGTCTTGCTGGCCTTCAGCGTGCTGGCGATGGTCGAAGTCGTGGCTTCCGAGACCGAGCAGTTGGCGTCGAGGACCGTGATGTGCCCCTGCGGGAACGTGTAGATCTTCGTGCCCCCGCCGACGTTGGTATCACTGATCGCCATCGCCACGTTGGTCAGGGTCAGGACGGTCTGATGGTAGAGGTAGTTGCCGCCCTCGACCGCCGTGACCGTGCTGGCCGCGACCGTGCCAGTGGCCCCACCGGGAGAGGTCGTGGCGGGCACAATCGTGGCCCCGGAGAAATCCTGCGTGCCCGTCCAGGTATAGCTATTGTGCGGGTCAAACGCCCCGCCAGCAGAAGGTGCCATCTCTATCCCTCCGTGACGGCGGGTGCCGCCTTGGGTTTGCGTCCGCGTTTCTTGGGGGCGACACGTTCGGCAGGAATCTCTGCCAGATGCCGCGCTGTGCTCAGGTCAATCCGCTCCGCTTCAGCGCGTGCCGCCGCGGACATACGGCGGTCTTGGTATTCACGCGCTGCCGCCAGAGCCGCAATCTCGTCGTTCTGCTTCGTGACGTAGGCCATCGCCTCATCCGCCCGCATGCGGAAGCCTCGGGACATGAGGTTGCGCTCTTCGACTTCGGAGTGCGCCGTCTGATTGTCGATCTGCTGGATCCCGTTGGGCGTCTGCCCGTAGAGCAGCATCGCCTTGGGGTATTCCTGATGCTCAAACGCGCCGTGGTGCACCCCGGCATACCGCGCCGCGTCAATCATCTCCTGCGTCACGGAGCCATCCGCTAAGGGCTTGGTCTCCCACTTCGCGAGCTCTTCCGAGTGCTGCGAGGCGGGCGAATAGCGAATCCCACCGATAGCACTGCGATGCGCGGTCGGACGAGCCTTCGTCAGAACTTGTTCTGCCATGTCGCTCCTTCAGAGAAAGGCGCGAGGCCGCCGCTTCTACGCGACTAGCCCCGCGCCGACGAGCCTACGCTAACGCGATCAGGATGGCCGTCAGGGTGCCCGAGAACTGCGACTGTGCCTGACACCAGATGCCGTTGAGCGCCATCAGCGCCAGCACTTGCTGGGCGCCCGTGGTGAACGTCGCCACCGTGTAACCGGCGCCCGCGTTGCCGAGACCCGCCGAATAGGTCACGGTGTGCGCGGCCTTGCCGTTACTGGCAATGGTCAGCATGCAGCCGTCCATGTCCGTCGTCGGATTCGCCAGCGTCATCGCAAAGGCCACCGTGCCATTGATGATCGCCAGCACATCCTCTCCACCGGCCGGCAGGGTAATTGCCCCGGCTGCGCCGTAGGAGGTCACTTTGCGCCGACGCGCCGAGAGCGCATACGGCACGACGACGGAGGCGTTTGGCCCAGTCCAATCAGACGCCGCCACGGAACTGACCGCATCCGTGACCACATTGGCCTTGATGGCGTGCGCGGTCCGCGTGGTGCCGTTCTGCGCCCGCAGGACCGGGATGGTCGTGTCCGTGCCGTTGTAGGAATTGACGATCTGCATGAACTCATCGTCAATCTTGACGTATTGCTTCGCGACGAAGCCCGTGGCCGCCGTGACCTTGATCGCGAGGTCCGTTTCGGCCATGGCTGCGGAGAGCGTGGTGGTGGTGAATGCCATGGGTTAGCTCCACATCCGGACGGCAAAGTAAGGCAGAATCACGCCGACACCGCCGATAGTGTCAACTCTGCTGGGCAACTGGTCCGTCTGGATGTTGTATTGCTCGACCCAGCGCATCGACAGCTTCTCTTCCGCGCTGTTGACCCGCTTCGCCATCGCACCGGGCAGGCGTTCCGGCAGATCCGCCATCACGAAGGCGAACGCCGCCTGATTGAACACAAACGACTGACGTGATGCCGTCGCGGCCATCGTGGCCGAGGCAATGCCCGTAGCCCCCTGGAAGAGCAGCGCCGCGCCGTTATCGGCCGAGGCCGTCACGGTCTGCAGCGGCCCCGAGGTGATGATGGGCGGGGAGATGCTCAGGGTCGCCGTCGTGGTGCCCGCCACATCTGCCGTCAGCACGAACTGCTGGGCAATGCCCGTATCCGTGTAGGCCACGGGGTTGACCGCATTGACGGCCGTCCCACTGGCGAACTTGAACACGTCGCCCGCCTTCAGGGCGTAGGTGCCCATGCCCGACACCGTGAGGCTGGAACCCGTTTGCGCTCCTGCCGTGGTAATCGGGGTCGCCGTGGTGAACGTGCCCGTGGTGTGCGTCGGCATCAGCGGGTCCGTATACCACGCCGAAATCCCGAGCGCCTCGTCCGCGAACTGGCCCGTCTTGAAGTAATCGTTCTTGGGCTGGAACAGCGCGAAGTTGGCGTTCAGGAGGTTGCTGCGCGTCAGCGGGTCAATGACGGCACAGAGGTCGTCATCGGGGACCGCCACGTTATCGAGCAGCGCCACCGCATCCGTCCATGACTGATTGCTCGTCAGGGCCGTGCCTGGGGTGCCCTTGCTGAAGTAGACCGACTTGTAAACCTCGCGGCCGGCGACCGCATCCCAGTTGGATGCTTGGGCGCGTCCTGCTGGCTTCGTGTAGCGGGTCTGCACCTCTTCGACCAAGAGGGCATCATCCGCCGAGGACCAGCCCATGCCGATCTGGAACTGATGGTTGATGGTCAGCGGGACGGTCTGGTTGAAGATCGGCTGTTGCACGAGCGCCTGACCTTCCGAGACCTGCCAGCGTTGCTGGATGCGGACCTGTGTCGTGTAGCCGATCTGGGCGCCCTGCGGCTTGTTCTCCCAGCTCGAGTCCCACGTGCGATCAAACTGCGCGAGGAACTTCAGCGAGTTCTTGAAGTTGACGGCCACATCTTTCGTGACCCATGTCGGACTGATAAACGTATTCAAGGCCAACCCCCTTCAGGGGGAAGACCGTCTAGCGCCGCCGCGCGTTATAGAAGGCTTCGTGATCGGCGAGAGAAGCCCCATCGCCCGGTGGTTCTTGTCCGGTCTTCAGTGGCCCCGTCCGCACCGCAGTGGGCGGCCTAGGAGGCTGTCGGGTCTTTTCAGCAGGGACCGCTGCGGTATTCCCGGTCACGAGCTGTGCTTGAAGCCATTGCGTGGCGAGTCCCACGTAACCGTCAGTGACAGGCTTCCCGTCAGTGACGAGCACCAAACCCGCAACCAGGTCTGGACGTTGCTGCAGAGTATACAGAATATCGGGGCCGTTCTCAGAAGTTTTTAGCAAGTGCTCCATGATCGGTGTCGCCGGCATGTTCGCAAACGCCGCCTGAAGCGCTGGAGCCCGGTCAGGATACTGCTGGAGATACGCGTCCCGACGCTGCCAGAACTGCTGCAACTGGCCTTGACGGGTCTGCGTTTCCTGCTGCTCCCGAGCGGTCTGTTCATAGGTCTGTCGCGCCCGCGCTTCCCGCCAATCAATCCGGGCCTCGCTCTTCGCATCGCTCCAGTCATCCCAGGTCAGATTCGGATTCTGCGCGACGGCTTGGTCATACGTCGGATACGTAAACTTCTCCCCAACAGGGCTGGCCGCAGCCCGCACCGGCGCGGGGGGTGCCACGACCGGCATGGCGTCCGGCTGGGCAGCAGGCGCCTTTGTGGCTGCAGCCAGCTTCTCCTGCGCCTCTTTCAGTTGGCGCGTCAGTTCCTTGATCCGTGGCACATCCTGCGGCCGGGCCTTATCCTTCTCGGCGCGATGCTTCTCTTTGGGCTTCGGGAGGGACAGCGACGGGTCAATCGTCGCCGCTAATGCCTCATCAGCCTCTTCAGAGTGGTCACTCACAGCCGGCTGTGGCTTCGCCTCTGGTTCGCTGACAGCTGGCAGTGAGACGCGTTCCTGGCCCGGCTTCGGCTGGAATTGGGCTTCGTGGTCCGCGAGGGAGCCGGAGTCTTCGATCTGGTCGGTCTCTGGCATAAGCAGGCTCAATCCTTCACGCTCACATGCCGCATCGCATCAGGAGCAGGAGCGGCCAGCACAAGGGCTTTTAACAGGCCCGTGCATTCATTACACCACTCACGCTGTGTTGTAGCCGGAGCATAAGGCGACGGATAAATGAGGGTCAACTCGATACGCACAATTTCACCCTCTGCGCCGCAGTGGTCACAAAACTGCTTCGTCATTGCACCCCTTCAGCCGGCGCCGGCTGTAACGCCGCTTGCTGCGCGTTCGCCTCTAGCCCTTGCTGATGCCCTACGGCGCCCTGCTCCAGCGCCTGCTGATGGCCTTGCTGCCCTTGTTCCAGTGCCTGACTATGCTCCAGCGCCGCCTGCTGCAAGGCTTCCAGATGGTCCTGCGTGCTCTGCTGCGTATCTTGGACGTGCGCCAGATGCTGCATGTGGAGGTCGAGCGCCTTCGCAGACCCCTTCTCCGCCGCATCCACAAACGTCCGCGCCTGCTCCGCATCAATCTTGGCGCCGGCAATCGCAATCTGCGCCACCTGATTGATCCACGCCAGCCGCTCCTTGCCCTGCTGCTCGAGCTGCGCCAGTTCCTTCTCCTGCTGACCCTTCAGTTGCTGCTTCTGGAGGTCAATCTGGCCTTGCGCTTGGGCTTCGGCCTGCTTCTCTGCCACCTTGCCCTGAATCATCTGCGTCAATTGCTGGATCTGTTGCTGCGCCTGTTGGAGTTGCGGATCGGTCGCAGACCCACCCTTGAGGATGGCCTGCACCGGCGGCGCCAGCATCGCCTTGGCGCGTTCCTCGAGTTCATCATGCCCCGGCCCATCGTTGTATTTGAACAGCAAGTCCCCAAACACCCCCATCAGTTGCGGTTCGGCATTGATGAGGGTAGACAGCGTGGTTTCCTGCTCTTCCCGGCGCGTATCGTAGGACTTCGTGACCTTCACCGTCACGTTGAACGTGGCATCAGGCGTCAGCGTCACCATCTCAGGCTTCGCATCCGGCGGCACGCCCGGCGGCATCATCGGCGGCTGCCCTGGCATACCCTGCGGCATCGGCATCGGCTGCTGACTCTCCGGGTGCCTCACGAACGGGCTGTGCAGGATGCTCGCTTGCGTCTCCCCTCGCGGATTCATCGTCCGCACCGTCCGGCCCTTGCGGTTGTAGATGGGATAGAGCAAGTCGTTGAGAATCAATCCCTCGTAACGAATCGACCGCGACAGATTGTCCAGGTAGTGGGAGGTGCCACGGGTTGCTTGGTCCAGCACTTGGCGGATCGCCTTCCCGCTTTTGAGGCTGGGGTCGATGTTCCCCAATGTCGGATCGGGGATCGCCGTCGTGCTTTTGATGGCTTGGTCAAAGAGTTGCACCGAGCCGGCAATGGCCTGAATCTCCGTCGTGATGCTCGTCCGTTGCGGCGGGGCAATCGGGTTGCCGTTCACATCATACGGGTTGAAGTGCAAGGCGGGAATGGTCCGCGTGGCCGACAGCAGATACTCGTTCTCAAAGCCTTCGTCAAACCCGGCCGGTCCCATCCAC